TCTGGAGAAGCCGTAAGATCGACGCCCGTACCGTCGAGGGCACCGACAAGACGATCTACCAGCAGATTATCAACGAGTACGGTGAAGACTCTGACGAGGCCCGGGTCGAGGTGTATGGTGACTTCCCCAAGAGCGGCCAAGACCAGTTCATCGCACCGCACTTGGTCGATGACGCCATGAAACGGCCACTGCACAAGGACATGACTGCACCCATCGTGATCGGCGTGGACCCGGCCCGGGGCGGCATGGACAGCACAGTAATTGCCGTGCGCCAAGGGCGGGACATCGTGGCGATCAAACGGTTCAAGGGCGAGGACACCATGAGCGTGGTGGGCCACGTCATCGACGCCATCGAAGAATACAAGCCTGCGCTGACGGTGATCGACGAGGGTGGCCTTGGGTACGGCATTCTTGACAGATTGACCGAGCAGCGGTACAAAGTGCGCGGGGTCAACTTCGGCTGGAAAGCCAAGAACCCGATCATGTGGGGTAACAAACGCGCTGAGATTTGGGGTGCCATGCGCGATTGGGTCAAGACGGCCAGCTTGCCGCAGGACAGGTTGCTCAAAAACGACTTGACCGGCCCCATGAAGAAGCCGAACTCGGCAGGCACCATATTTTTGGAAGGTAAGAAGGAAATGAAGTCACGAGGACTGGCATCGCCCGATGCCGCTGACGCCATCGCCGTCACATTTGCCTTCCCCGTGGCAAGCCGTGGGCAGTACAATTCCCGTAACACAACTCGTACACTCGCACCCAGCCGTGCGGTGTCAACCGGATGGATGGGGTCGTAATGGCTACAAAGAAAAGCGTATCACTGTCTGTCGGACGTGGCGAGAAACTGCCCGTGTCCAAGGGTGCTGGGCTGACTGCCAAAGGCCGCGAGAAATACAATCGGGAAACCGGCTCCAACTTGAAGCCTCCCGCTCCGAACCCCAAAACCAAGGCCGATGCGGGGCGTAAAGCTGCGTTTTGCGCCCGAATGGAGGGGGTTGTCAAGAACGCCAAAGGCGATGCGGAACGCGCCAAGGCATCACTCAAACGATGGAAGTGCTGATCATGGCTACAAAACCCGGACTCTACGCCAACATTCACGCTAAACGGGAGCGCATCGCTGCCGGTTCTGGCGAAAAAATGCGCAAACCCGGCTCCGCTGGCGCACCCACGGCCAAGGACTTTAAAGAGTCGGCCAAAACGGCCAAAAAGCCAGCGAAAGGTAAATGATGCCACTCGTCAAAAGTGCCTCAAAAGAGGCGTTTCGCAAGAATGTAAAGGCCGAAGTGGCCTCCGGCAAGCCCGTCAAGCAGGCCGTAGCCATCGCCTACAGCGTCAAGCGCGAAGCCCAGAAACCAGCCCAAAAGAGCAAAAAATGACCCTTCGTGCCATGCAAAACTGCCTGATCATCCAGCGTGATGTCGAGAAACACCCGCTGTTTGTGCTTCCACTTGACGAAAGCGGCGAGACAGGTATCGTGGTATCGGCTGGGCCGGACTGCAAAGAACTCAAGTCCGGTGATCACGTATACTTTGGGGTAGGGCAAGAATTTGCGCACGGTGGCACGAAGTACGTTGTCATCCGCGAACCCCATGTTTTAGGAGTCTTGAATGGCTGATCCTACCGGCATCGTAGCCGCAGCAGCAGTTGCTGTCGGCGGTTCGGCCAGAAACCAAAGCGAAGCTGACATTCTGGCAACCGCTCGATCACGTCTTGATCTGGCGGTGTCTGCGCTCTCCGAATCTCGTGAAGACGAGGTTGACGACCTGAAGTTCTATGCCGGATCGCCCGACAACCACTGGCAGTGGCCTGCCGATGTGCTGGCAACCCGTGGCGCTGTGCAGGGTCAAACCATCAACGCACGTCCGTGCCTGACCATCAACAAGCTGCCGCAGCACGTTCGTCAAGTGACCAACGACATGCGGCAAAATCGCCCCGGTGCCAAAGTCATTCCGGTGGACGACAAAGCCGATTTGCAGGTCGCTGAGATTCTGAACGGCATGATCCGTCACATCGAGTACATCTCTGATGCTGACGTGGCCTACGACACGGCCTGCGAGAACCAAGTGTCCTACGGCGAAGGCTATATTCGCCTCCTGACCGAGTATTGCGACGACGACACCTTCGACCAAGACATCAAGATTGGCCGTGTTCGCAACAGCTTCTCGGTCTACATGGACCCCACGATTCAAGACCCGACCGGTGCAGACGCCAAGTGGTGCTTCATCACCGAAGACGTGACAAGAGCCGACTATGAGCGCATGTACCCCGAGGCAGCGCCCATTACCACGCTGCAATCGCTGGGCGTAGGCGACCAATCGATCTCCAACTGGCTCAATGAAGACACGATCCGCATTGCGGATTACTACTACATTGACTACGACCGCGCCACGCTGAACTTGTACCCCGGCAACCAGACTGCGTTTGACGGCACACCCGAAGACAAGACGCTGCGTCAGACCTACGGCAAGCCCAAGCGCACCCGTCAGGCCGACCGCCCCCGTGTCAAGTATTGCAAGATCAACGGGTACGAAATCCTTGAGAAAAACGAGTGGGCTGGCAAGTGGATTCCTGTGGTCCGTATTGTCGGCAACGAGTTCGAGGTTGATGGCCGTTTGTACGTGTCGGGCTTGGTGCGCAACGCCAAGGATGCCCAGCGCATGTACAACTACTGGGTGTCGCAAGAAGCTGAGATGCTGGCGCTGGCCCCCAAGGCTCCGTTCATCGGCTACGGTGGACAGTTTGAGGGCTACGAGGAAAAGTGGAAAACGGCCAACACGAACAACTGGCCGTACCTTGAAATTAACCCTGACGTTACAGACGGTCAGGGTGCTGTGCTGCCACTGCCCCAACGGGCACAGCCTCCAATGGCCTCCAGCGGCCTGCTGCAAGCCAAATCGGGCGCGTCTGAGGACATCAAGTCCACAACAGGTCAGTACAACGCATCGCTGGGTCAGGGCGGTAACGAGCGCTCCGGCAAAGCCATTCTTGCGCGTCAGCGTGAGGGCGATGTGGGCACATACCACTACGGTGACAACCTGACTCGCGGTGTGCGTCACATCGCTCGTCAACTGGTCGATCTGATTCCCAAGATTTACGACACGCAGCGCGTTGCCCGAATCATCGGCGAAGATGGCGTGACGAAGATGGCAAAGATCAACCCCGATCAGGAAGAACCGGTGCGCGAAGTGCGCAACCAAGAGGGCATCGTCATTGACAAAATCTACAACCCCGGCGTGGGTAAGTACGATGTCGTGGCGACCACTGGTCCGGGCTACGCCACCAAGCGCCAAGAGGCACTTGAGGCAATGGGTCAACTGTTGCAGGGCAATCCTCAACTGTGGGCCGTGGCCGGTGACCTGTTCGTCAAGAACATGGACTGGCCCGGTGCTCAGGAGATGGCGAAGCGATTTGCCAAGACGATTGATCCAAAGCTGATCAATGACGGCGAAGAATCGCCCGAGTTGCAAGCAGCCCAACAGCAGATTCAGGTGATGAGTCAGCAGATGGAGCAACTGGTCGGGATGCTGGAGAACGTCAAGAACTCCGAGATTGGCCGCACCAACGAGATCAAAGAGTTCGAGGCGATGGTCAAGGCGTATGCCGCTGAAACGCAGCGTATTGCCGCTGTTCAGGCCAGCATGACGCCCGAGCAAATCCAAGACATCGTGATGGGCACCATCGCGGCTGCACTCGACACTGGCGACTTGGTGGCAGGGATGCCTCAGATGCCTCCGCAGCAGTTGCCCGACATGGGCGAAGGTATGCCTGCGCCAGCACCTGAACAACCGATGGGAGCACCCGTATGAGCAAATGCACTTGCGCCGACTTTATAGGCGCATTGTTCTTGGCCCGAGATGTGGCGCACAGCGTCCATCTCAACACCCGCAGCTTCTCTAAGCATTCTGCGCTGAACACGTTCTACGACGAAATAATCGATCTGGCTGACGGCTTTGCCGAAGCCTACCAAGGGCGGCATGGCCTGATCGGCCCCATCTCGTTGCAGTCGGCTAAAAAGACATCCAACATCGTTGAATTTCTTGAAGGCTCACTGGCCGAGATCGAAGAAATGCGGTACGAGTTCATTGACAAAACCGATTCAGCGCTTCAAAACCTGATCGACGGCATCATTGAGTTGTATCTGAGCACACTGTACAAGCTAAAATTCTTGGCATGACCGCTGTGCAATAATTCTGGACAATGGTATATTTAAGGCATAAGGAGCCGTCATGGAACTTTTAAGACCTCTCGCCGATGGGGTATTTCCGGCAGCAACCGTTTCGTACACGGGCACTGCTGGCTCGACCAGCACATGGAATGCAGGGCCACAAGGCGTTGTCATTTGGTCAACCACCCCCTGCTACGTTGTCGTGGGTGAAGGCGTTACCGCCACCACGGCAAGCACTCCAATTCCCGCATTTACACCGATTCCGTTCACCGTGCCCGAGGGTACAGGTGCTCCTTGGCGCGTCAGCGCAATCCAAGTGAGCGCGGGTGGTTCGATTTACTGCAAACCGGTAAACATCCGATGAGTTTCGGGGTTGCTCTCAGAAATGCTGTGTCAATCGGGCTTGGCGGCATCGCCACGCTTTTCTCAGGCACGATTGACAACAGCTTGACAGTGGATAACCTGCTGACAGAATCTGGGGCAAACCTTGTTCAAGAAAATGGCGACTACATCCTTGTGGAGTGAATAAATGGCTGATCTTAAAATTTCCCAGTTGCCAGCAGCAACGACCCCGCTTGCAGGCTCGGAAGTCCTGCCAATTGTTCAATCCGGTACGACTGTTCAGGTGTCTGTCAATAACCTGACCGCTGGTAAAGCAGTGTCGGCATCGTCCGTGTCGGCCACTACGGTTACGGCCACCACTGTCAACGGTACAACCTTTGACACCAACGTGGCCGCTGCTGGCGTCACACTGGCAGGTACAACACTGGCTGCTGACGGCACAGACACCAACATCGGTATCAACATTAACCCCAAAGGTACTGGCGTTGTTACCACAAGCAGCACTTACAGCGATGCCGCTGGTGCCCTCCGCGCAATCCCTCGTTCCGGTACTGCGAAAACTACCAGTTACACTTTGGCTGCAACCGATGTGGGTGAGTACATCGAGGTTGGCAGTGGTGGTTCAATCACGGTGCCGGACGGTGTGTTTGCTACTGGTGACGCAGTTGTTATTTTTAACAATACCAGCGGCGCAATCACAATCACATTGTCAATCACCACGGCGTATCAAGCTGGCACGGATGCAGACAAAGCAACACTTTCGCTGGCAACTCGCGGCGTAGCAAGCATTTTGTTCATCAGCGGCACAGTTTGCGTTGTGACAGGAAACGTGTCATGAGTGGCATTCTTTGTGCGTTTGTTGGTGGTGCTGGCGGTGCGGCTCCGGGTCAACAAGCCTACACAACAGCAGGAACCTACACATGGGTGGCTCCTGCTGGAGTCACCTCTGTTTCGGTTGTAGCTGTTGGTGGTGGCGGCGGTGTATCAGATGCCACTAGAAGTTCAGCGGGTGGCGGCGCTTTAGCATATAAAAATAACATTTCAGTTACGCCCGGCAGTTCGTACACCGTTGTTGTCGGTGTTGCTGGAACAGGCTCTGTAAACGGAGGCAACTCCAGTTTTAACGGCACATTGATTGCTGGGGGCGGCGGCAGTCGGCCAATTTCAGGCGGCGCTGGCGGCGCACCATCGGGGAATGATGGTGGTGGTTCTGGCGGCAGCGGCGCTGGAAACGATGGCACGAACGGCAGTGGTGGCGGCGGTGCAGGCGGTTACGCTGGCAACGGCGGCGCTGGCGGTGACATTAATGGTTCTGGGCAAGGCGGTAATGGTTCTGGCGGCGGCGGTGCTGGCGGTGACGCAGTTTACAGTTCGTCATCAATCTCTGGCGGCGGCGGCGTTGGCATTTTGGGGCAAGGTTCCAG